CTTTCCTTTGTCTGCAACAAGACTATTCGCTCGTATCTGCGCCGTGCCATCATGAGCAAGACCATTTACCAGCTCACGCAGGAGACTGTTGCAGGCAAGCATGTAACCATGTTTGACGGTATTCCTGTACGCCGTACGGACGCTATCCTGTCCACGGAAGAACAGGTACAGTAAGAAAGGGGTGTTTGACTATGATTCTTGATAAGGCTTTGCAGCTTTCCGACAACCAGGCCGTCACCGCTTCGGCGGCCTCCACGAATGTGATTGACCAGCTTGTAGGCGGTGACGCGTATGAACCCGTGTTCGTTGTGGCTTCGGTGTCTGAGGATTTCGCGGGGCTTACCTCCTTGACGATTGACATTCAGACGGCTGATGATGAGAACTTTACGACTCCCGTAACGCTGTTTTCCTCGGGGGCTATCCCTGCCGCTGACCTCAAGGCAGGCAGTGAACCGTTCAAGGCGCGGCTGCCGTTTGGCACATTCCGTTATGTTCGTGCTTATTACACGGTAGCGGGAACGGCCACGGCTGGCAAGATTTCTCTGAATATGACAAAGGACGTGACTTTAGATGCCTAAGTACAGAGCTATCCGCAATAGCTTTGGTTATCTGGGCACGTACTGGCACAAGGGTGATGTGGTGGAGGCGGACACAGTACCGAACCGCCACTTTATCCCCTATGGTCAGTCGCTGGCTTTGGAAACCAAGGAAAAGACGATAAGACAGGAAGCAGAAAATGAGGTAGCTAAGACAGTAGAAAAAGCTGTCAAGGCTCGCCGTAAGAAGGAATAAGGGAGGGGCGCACCATGCCGAATACGTTAGGAAAGACAGATATTTGTAATCTTGCGCTTCGCCGTATCGGTGTGCGCCCAGTTAACAATGTGGAGACCGACACGGATATAGCGGCGGTTGAAATGAAATCCGTTTGGGATAACGCAGTACAAAACGTGCTGCGTTCTACCCAATGGAACTTTGCTAAGAAAATTCTACCGCTGGCCTTGCTTGCTGATGAAAAGGTTTTGGGCTGGCGGTTTCTATATACATATCCTCGTGATTGCGCTATGCTGTGGAAAATCGAAAGCCCTGTAAGTGTGCATGTGCATGAGTTTGAGCACCACTTTGAACTGTTGTTATCGCCGGAGACCAATACGCCTGCTATTGCTACGAATGTAGAGGGGGCGTATGGGCGGTATACGGCTATGGTCACGGAAACTACAAGATGGGATTCAAACTTTGTGGATTGCCTTGCGTGGCGGCTGGCTTTGGATGCCTGCCTGCGGCTTAGTACAGATTCGCAGGATTATCAAAATTGTGCACGTGGTTATGCTATGGCATTGTCTAATGCTCTCACTATGAACAGAACGGAGCGTAGAAATGACCATGAGCAATTAGGCTTTTTTATCAATGTGAGGTAGCGTTATGGGAACAGCGTATTACATGCAGCCGTCATTTTCTGGCGGTGAGTTTGACCCAAAGGTGATGGGGCGTATCGACTCGGAGCGGTACGCTACTGGCCTAAAACAATGCGAAAACTTCTTCATACACAAATTTGGCTCTGTGTCTAATCGCACAGGGTTTCTTTATTTAGGCGGTGCGCGGTATAACGACAAGCGTTGTAGGCTTATTCCGTTTGTCTATTCCAGTGACCAGGCGTATGTGTTAGAGTTCGGCCATCAGTATATCCGATTTTGGAATAGTGACGGAACACCTGTTATGAGTGGGAGCAATCCTGTACAGGTTACTACGCCGTATACGGTTGACCAGCTTAGAAAATTACGTTTTGCGCAAAGTGCTGATAAGGTATTTATCGCCTGTGAAGGAATAAAACCCATGGTGCTTTCGCGTGACACGCTGACTTCGTGGAGTATTGCCTATCTTGATTTTCGGGTATGGCCTTTTAATCCGCAGAACCTTGATGATGGTGTTAGGGTAACGCCGTCAGGAATAAGCGGAACAATAACGCTGACGGCGAATAGTGGCATTTTTAAGACTGGACATGTTGGCTCAATGTGGCGGCTTGACCAAAATATGACGGGTGGCACAGTATCGATAAAAGCTGAAAATATTCAAAGTGACGCTAAGATAAGCGATACAATTAACTGTGGTGCTGGTGCTTCATGGCAGTTAATCACGCATGGCGTTGATTGGGTAGGGCGTGTAGCTGTTGAGCGTTCTTATGATAATGGGGCAACATGGCTACAGGTGCGTTCTTTCCCTCATAAGGCTAATGAGTCCAATTGGAGTGAGACGGTAAATGAAGCGGAACAATGCCTGCTTAGAATAAACATCAAGGAACTTACCACTACAGATAAAGAAGTAGAGGCCAGTTTGTCCGTTGACCCCTATGTAAATGTGGGGTATGTACACATAACGGGCTACACCAGTGCTACACAGGTTACGGCTAATGTTGACAGTAAACAGCCTATCGGAAACACCAGTTCTACCGATATGTGGTGGGAAGCAGCTTGGAGTGGCGTACAGGGTTATCCTGCGGCGGTGGCGTTCTATGAGGATAGATTAACCTTTGCCGGAACAAAGAGCAGCCCTCGTGGGGTGTGGATGAGCAAGGCAGGGGATTATACCAATTTTGCAACATCCTCCCCGACTTCGGAAGATGACGATTCTATTCAGATTGTATTGACCTCACGTAAAATGTCTATGATTCATACGCTGGTACCTATGAGACAGTCGCTGATGGCTTTTTCCGAAGATGGTGTAAATACGATTTCTTATGCGGATTCTTCTCTCACGCCGTCCAGTGTGACGCAGAGGGCAGAGTCCTATTTTGGTGCAAAGGAGATTGAGCCGCTAATCGTTGGTGCGCAGTGCGTATATGTGCAGGAGGTCGGCGGTGCTGTCCGTGATATTGGTTATGACTATGTGCAGGACGCATACAGTGGTGATGAGGTGTCTTTGTTCTCATCATTTTTGGTGTCTAAGTATACACCCGTGGAAATGACCTACCAACCAGAACCGGATCCTATTATTTGGTTTGTGCGGGAAGATGGCCAGTTGCTTTCTTGTACATATCTGCGGGAACAAAAGATGATAGCATGGGCGCATCATAAGACACAGGGACAGTTTGAGTCTGTGTGTTGTATTCCCTATAACAATAACTCGCGTGTGTGGGCGGCTGTGAAGCGCACGGTTAATGGGCAGACGGTGAGATACATTGAGTGTATGACAAACAGGTTGGCTACGGAAGTACCTGCTGACCAGATTTATGTGGATTCGGCGGTGATGTTTGCGCAAAACTCTGCGACCAAAACTTTCTCTGTTCTGAATTTGGCTGGGTGTAAAGTGAAGGTAATCTTGGATGGCAATCTGCTTCCTGATTATACAGTTCCTTCAAATGGTTTGCTGACGCTGGAAAGAGCAGGGAAAAAGGCTGTTATTGGTCTAGGCTATACATCTAAGTTGGAAACTATGAATATTGAGGCGCAGGGCTTTGTCCGGCAGGGTGTTATGCAGGGGCATAAGATACAGATTGCGGAGATTATTCTGCGGCTGCTGAACACGCGTGGCGGCAAGGTTGGCTCGGATGAGGAGCACTTGGACGAATGGCAGAGAAGGACGCGGCTTGATTTCTTGGGCAATGCGCTTGACTTATTTACGGGTGACGCTCGCTTGGTGGGCAATTTCACCAAACAGGAGGGCGGCAATGTGATGATAGTTCAAGATGTGCCTATGCCTTTTACATTGCTGGCTATTATGATGGGAGTGAAAGTAAGTGACGGCTAAGTACAGTATTACAATGTACTGCCCGCGTGATGGGCAGTACATTGCTAAACATATGCGGGATAATGATGTTTTTGAGTGCAGGGCGGCGGGACATGCTACGCCGGAGGAGGCTATTGATACAAGTGTTGAGGAAAGTGTACAGGCTTGGACATTTTGTTATGGAAATGTGCCTTTATGCGTATTTGGTTATGTACCTGATACTGCTGGCGGTGCGATATTCTGGTTATTGGGTACGGACGAGATAAAACGACACAAGCGGGAGTTTATGCGGCGAAGTAAGCTGTTTAAGGGCTATCTGATGAAAAATTATGAGTATCTGACTAACGTTGTGTGCATGGATAATCACGAGTCGGTGCGGTGGCTTAAATGGCTAGGCGCAGAGTTTTGTGAGGAGTCGGCGGTAATTATGGGCAAGCCTTTTCAGCGATTCTATGTAGAGAGGAGTGATGGGTAATGTGTACAGCAACAGCAGGTGCGGCTTTTGGTATGACCAATCAGCTAATCGGCGGCTGGTCGGCGGCAGGAGCGCAGAGAGATTATCATAATGCCAATGCCAATTATCTTGAAAGCATGAACGAGCTTAATCAGATTCAGGCTAATCAGGCGGTAGATTCCACCATGTATGCGGCTGGTATGCAGTCTTCGGCTGTTCGTAACAAGGGTATTTCCCTTGCAAAGTCACAGCGGGCGGCTATGGGCAGTCGTGGGCTTAGCCAGTCGGCAACGTATCAGAATATCCTTGACGATAGCATTACCCGGTCTGAACGTGACGCAATGGCTATTCTGTACAATGCTGATGTACAGGCGAAGAACATTCGGACTAATGCGGCTTTGCAGCAGGCACAGTATTTGTCACAGGCGGCGCAGGAGCGGGCGGCTGGCAAGATTGCCTACAATGCAGGGATTCTCTCTACTGTCGGTCAGTTTGCCGATTCGTGGAGCAAGTGGAGCAATACCAGTATGGGGCAGCTCGGCAGTAAAAATAACTGGAAGGGTGTCAATGCTCGGAACATTCCTATTCAGAGTTATGATTCCCTGTATAGCGTAGATAGCAGTAAACCTAGCTATTCTGCTGGCGTGAAGAATAAGAAATGGACAATCGGCGGCACTAATAGCAGTTTGTGGGGAGGTGTGTTCTAAATGCCTAACAATAAGGGCGGAGTGCCCAGTGACAACGAAATGCGGCAAAAGTTAAATGACCTGCTGTATAATCCGACAAATGGGCTGGCCAATCAAAAGGGGCATAATGCCCAAGGCGTTACAGGTACGTTTGATGAGGAAGTGGAAAAACTCACGCAGCAGTTTATGTCTGATGTGGGCAACCCGAATATGCAGGCAAGGTTTCAAGAACGTGTTGCGCAGTGGCTTCCCGGCTATCGCAAGAATATCGCTGTACATGAAGGCAATGAAGTTTTTTCTGCAAATAAATTGGACATAGATACTGGCATACAGGATGAAATCGACTCGGCTCTCAGGAGGTCTAGTGCTGATAGTGCTAACATTCTGTATAACGCACTAGGGCGCAGGATAGGTGATTTACAGAATGTGCTCGGTATGTCTCGTGAGGCGGCGGCTGAATATGTGCAGGAAAAATATAGTGCGGGTATCTTGCAGATGGTCACAGAGTTATCTAAGACAAGCGACACATATAATCTTATGGGGGTATATGACGCAGTTAAAGACAAAGTGACAGGGGAGGTACGTGCAAAAATCGGTGCGCTGGCTGGTGTGGCTAAGTTGCAGGATGAAGCATATCGGGAAGTAGAGGTATATCTAAAAGACCCTAGCTTTTATGTGAATGGTGTACTTCAACCCGACCTTGTTCGGAAGGCTTATCAAGAAGACCATAATGAGTATGAAAATGTATTTGTCGCAGATGGAAATGCTGACTTCTCTGATTTGAATACAAATAATCCCGATGTGGGCAGGATTTGGGATTGGTTCATTGCTCATGGTTACACCCCTGAAGCAACAGCAGGAATCATGGGGCGTATGCAGCAGGAGCATAATTTCCAAACCTCGGATGTTCCTTTGCAGTATATTGAGGGGATTGGCGAAGTCGGCGGCTTGGGGATGTTCCAATTCACTAAAGGCAGGGCTGAAGCTTTTAGAAAATGGGCAGGAGAAAACGGCTATTCTACTGATAGCGCGTTGGCACAGCTTGAATATATGTATAACATAGACAGGCCGAATCAAAGTTTCACAGGCCATACTTTTGACCCTGCTGAAATGAATCAACTTGACCGCTACGGGGCGGCAAAACTTTGGACGGATAGTTTCGAGCGGGGGGCAACAGGGGAAGAAAACAGGTATGCTGATGAACTGTTTAGCAAGCATTCCGGCAGACCGGCTACAGGCGGTCATTATGAACAACGCCGCAAATATAATCAAGTCAAGGAAGATGCTTTTATGGCCGAGGTTACGCGGAGGGCGAAAGAATCACAAGCTGCTGCGTCACAGGCTATATCGGGGTATATAAATCAGCTACTAGAAGACCCCGATATAAAAAATATACGTGATGAAGCTGTGTTGCGTGAAAAAATGGAAAGACTGGGCGTTCCCCAGTATTGGCAGAAAGATGTGTGGAACGGAGTTAGTTTTGAGGTGGGCATTAACCAACAGTCGGTATCGTATCAGCGAGGCGAAAAAGCATATGACCAATCACAAGCTGCTGATGAAGCGTATAACTGGTACTATAACGAAATCATGTCCGGCAGAACGGTAACAAAGAGTGATTTTGCTAGGCAGGATTTTGCGGGTAGGTTAAGCGGTAGTAATAAAGTTACCTTTGCAAATATCATTAGCAATGCAGAAAAAGGTGGAGGCCATAATTGGGCAACAGGCGGCAATCTTAAAACCTTTGACTGGATGGCGGAAAAGTACAAACTCTCCGCTGATGAAAAAGTTTATGTATGGCAGAAGATAAATAACGCGAATGAACAAAGCATAGCTGATACAGGAGCACCATTAGACGAAGGTCAAATCAAGAGCATTGTAGACCATGAGGCATCTTCAATAAAGGTTAATCCTTCGGGAGTATTTGACAGGGCAAAAGCATGGTGGAACGGTGAAAGTAAAATTGACAGCGGTCATAGATTCGCAGAAGCCCCGTTAGGTTTTGAACCGATAGATACTAAGCCGGGGTGGTTTAGAACGCCTGACAATGATGAGGTTCATTGGGTAGAAGGCAAAGGCTGGACAAATGTTAAATGAGGTGGTATAAATGGCGATTTATGTAGAAAGTGATGGTAAGGGCGGTACTCGATACTGGGATGATGAAGCCCGTCAATATACCAACAGAGCAGCTTTTGTAGCTCAGGGCGAGCGTGCCAAACAGGAAGAAAGCCGTGGATTGTTTGATAGGGTCGGTGACGCTATTTCCGGGGCTGGTGAAGCTATACGTGATAGTGTTCAGCCGATAATCCAAAAGAGCCGTGAGAATGGCGGCAATCAACATCTTAATGCGCTTTGGAACGCTAATGTTACGTTGGAGACGGACGCGGAGAAAGCGGCGCGAATTTCCGAGGCTTCAAAGATTCTTGGCCTTGATGATGAGCAGCGGGCGGGGGTAATGCGGGCTGGTCTGTCTGATGATAAGATTGCAGGCATGGCCTTGCGTGAGGCTCGCAGGAAACAGCTTGACCCCGAAGACTGGGAGAATTTTGAGCAGGAGAATCCTGCTACAGCAAGTTATCTGTCTAAGCAGGAGAATATGTCTGTATCTTGGGATGATGTGAAGCAGCTCAAAGGCGTGGAGTATAATCTCAATCAGGTCAAGAAACAGTTAGAGCTGCATGAGCTTGAGCAGAATTTATCCAATCAAATCAACCAGTTCCGCTATGATGGTTCGGGCGGTGCGTTAATGACGGCAGACCAGCGGGTAGACTTGGAAAATCAGTTGAGACGGATTGACGAGTTATCATCAGAGGTTAATAACTTTTCTGTTGGTGGTATCTTGGGTGGGCTTTCAACATTTGCGTCAGACGCTACAAGTAAACTTTCCGTGGGGTCTATTGTCGCTAGTGCTATTTTTGGTGCTATTACGGGTTCGGCTATCCCTGTAGTTGGTACTGGTGTAGGTGCGGCGGCTGGTGCGCTTCGTGCTATTGGTACGGGCGTAACCGTAGGCACGGCGGCAACAATGGCCGAACGTGCGGACAATATCGCATACCTTCGCAATCTCTTGAAACAGGACAGGAACGGGCAGCAGATGGATACTTTCTATGCGGGGCTAGGTGCTCATGTAGAAGGTGCAGGAACTGCGGCTTTAGGTATGATTGGATTGACTCGTATCGGTGCTCGTTTCCCGTCTGCTGATAAACTGGTCAATCGGTTCATTAAGACCACTTCACCGAGCATCTTAGCCGACCCTGTTATGCGTGAATCTGCTTTTCGTAGCTTCTTAGGCACAGTGGGCGGCATTGCCAAGAGCACGGCAGAGCAGGATATTATCTTTGGTGGCGGCGGCGCGGCTGTTCAGTATGGTGCTGATAAGTTCGCAAATGCTATGAGTGGGCTTGACTTCGGGGCAGAGAATGAGTTTAGCTTTGGTGGGCTGGCTGGCAGTGCCAAGGAAGGTATGATTAACTTCCTGCCTATGGCGGCTACTATGGGTACGCTCTCCACCGTGGGCGGCAGGTATATGAATAACAAGGTAGCACCGCCGCAAACACCGCTTGCCAGTGGATTCTCTAAGGCTATGGACGCTATGAACGAAAGCAAGACGGCTAAACGCTCGCCGGAGGCTATGAAGGCTTTTCTTGACGAGAATCTAAAGGGCATGGTCGCAGAGAATATGAATGTATCTTCTAAGGGCTTTATGCAGTTCTGGCGTGATAATGACCCGGACAATCCGAACCGTGCTTATGAGGAAGCGCAGAAGTTCGGTATCTCGCCGGAGAAGTTGGACGAGATGGTTGCGCTTGATGATGATTTGCCGATTAAGAGCAAGGACTTCATGATTGAGTACAGGGATATGAAAACCAATCTGCGCAATGCGTTCTTGCAGGAAGTCCGCGACCCGACCCTTAACGGTCAAACACCTAGAGAGTTTGTGGAAACCCAGCAGCAGATTCTTGATACCATGAAAGAGGTACAGGCCGAGGCGGAGAAAGTGGCTAATGATGAGGGCTTTGATAAAACATCAGAGACTTATCAAGAGGCTTTGCGCATTGCCAAGGACTTTGAGCCTATGGCGAAGGACAGAAAAGCCGAGGACGCTGCAAAGTATGTAACGGCAATGCTGGAAACGGCTGAAAAGCGTGGCTTGTTGCAGGCTGTGGGGATTAACAATGCGGCTGACGCTTTGCGTATGATAGAGGTACGATATAGCAATGAAGCTCCAACCAGTGAGGGATTGGGGCAGGCAGTATCTCCTAGAAACCAGTTAAAGGATGATATGGATAAATGGGCAGGGAGTATTAAAGAATTTTTGTCGCAGGACAAATCTGACGGCTCGCCTATTAGAGTCATGGACACACCTTTAGCGCTGACAACGGCAGGGATTAAGCGTCTGCCTGTTGAAATAGACCGTAAAATTATGCGCAAGGTTTTACAGGGAAAACACGCAAATGAAATAAGCCCAGACATTTTGAAAAAACTGCCTGAGCGTTTAGCTGACCCGCTGATGATTTTGCGTGCTATTGACAAAAATGGTATAGAGGATGAGGGAAAGCGTATTGTTGTTGTTGATTTGAAAGATAGCAATGGTGCGACTGTCATAGTGCCGTTCGTTCTTGAAACAAAAGGCAACGTAAATAAAATAGCCAGTGTATACGGTAAGGGTACGCCAAAGCCTAATAATCAATGGATTGTAGACCGTATGAATGACAGCAATCTCCTGTATATAAACAGGAAGAGAGCTGACCACTGGTTACAAGATGTAACCCGAGCACCTAATGGCTCCCTAGCAGTCAGCTCCCTTAATTTGTCTTCTAGTATACCGACTGAAAAGACGCTTGTCAATCTAAAAATAGAAAATCCTGCATATTATCAGGGGGAGGGCAGGGCGTTAGCTAAGTGGTCTCCCAGCGCAGAATTTAAGGACGAAAACCGTCTTGTGCCTATTGAATTGGGCAAGGCTATAATCACAGGCTTCAAGGGGAGCAACTACGCTTCCTTGTCGCATGAGATGGTACATCATTGGACATGGCTCATGGAAAATGCGGTGGCTCGTGGCAATGCGCCGGAGGGTATCGCGAATGACCTTAAAATCCTGCGTGAGTTTGCCGGAGCAGAGGAAGGAAAGACACTTAACGAGGCACAGTATGAAAAGATTGCTGACGCTTTTGAAACCTACGCATTAGAAGGAAAAGCACCTTCAATGCGGCTGATGGACGTTTTCAAGAAGGTTATGAACTGGATGAAACAGCTCTATCGCAAGTTCAAGATGGAGGGCGTGGAAATCAACGACGATGTGCGCAGTGTGTTTGACCGTATGCTTGCAGCTGATGATGAATTGGCGCGGGCTGAAAACTTCTACACATACAGGAATATGTTTACCACTAGGGAATTGGCGGGTACTTCTGACTTGCGGAAGTTCGCGTCTATCCTAGACAAAGCACATGACGCGGCAGAAAAGGTTATGAGACAGCGCGTTATGGATGAGGTTAATCCTGCACTGAAACAGGTTCGTGCTGATGTGGAAGCTAACCTGCGGGAAGATATTGCAGGGCAGATGATGTTAGAACCCAATTACGCTGCACGTGCGCTTCTCACTGCGCCTACTAATTCTCCTGACTTCAAGGCGGCAAAGGCTGCGGCTATCAAAGGGAAGATTGAGGAACATCTTGATTTGCTTGTAAAACAGTCTGCGCTGGGCGTTGAAAAGCCGGGCATGATTACCGAGAATACAAAACAGGTTTCTCGTGAGTGGTTTGGCGGTTTCTCTAAAAACTATGACTGGTACAAGGATATGTTTGAACGCATGGGCGGCAAAATCCCTGCTTCGTGGTATCGGTTCATCAAGGCTTATAAAGCAGGGGAAAAGACGCTCAAACAAATGCCTAAGACTATGTGGGAGGAATACGAGCGTATTGCAGAGGAACAACTCACGCATGGACACAAGGAGTCTGTACTGGGTGATATTCCCGAAGATGTAGAGTTTGTCAATCTCAAAGAGGGTACACCTGCTATGTCATGGATTGTGCAGAATGGCGGCGGGATTCGCCTTGACCGTGCTTCTGTCTATGAGCGGTATGGTAAGGGAGCACTCCCTGAAAAGTGGCTGACGGATAAGGACGGCTATACGCTTGATGATATGGCGGCTTATCTGTATGAAGGTAAGGGGAATGGCGACCAGCTTTTCAAAGAGTTGACCTCTAAGCCGTCTTTTGCCAAGGAACTGAACAATCGTACGCGGGCAGGTATGGCACAGTTTAGGGAGCAGGAGTATGGTTCTCTCAAAGACAATGCTACAAGGGCTGTCTTTAATGACCATTCGCTTGAAGCGGTAGCCGTAGAACTGGAAATGATTCGCTCTCGTATGGAGGGTGAATATGCAAAAGACCAGCAGAAAACGGCTGACGCTATCGCGGATGGCAGGGAGAAGCAGAAACAGCAGAATAAGATTGACGCGAAGGTTGAAAGTGCCAAGGAGAAAGCGGCAACTAAGGCGGCTCGTGAACAACGTTTGCTTGACGCGAAGATTATGAAGGGGCAAATGTCGGCTAAGATTGTCAAGGAATCTGCCCGTGAGTACCTTGCTAATGAGCAGGTTGGCAAGATTGCCAAGTGGCAGAAGTATGCCGCTAATGCCGCACGGCTTTCCAAGGAAGCCGCAAGACTGCTTTCCAAGGGTGATTATGAGGGGGCTTTGCAGGCAAAACAGAGCGAACTTTATAATCACGCACTGGCAAAAGAGGCGGGGAGACTGGAAAAGGAATTGCAGAAGAATATGCGGTTCTTCGCCAAGATTAACAAGCGCGGCAACAATATGAAGGGAATCCCGCATAGCTTCAATGTGCAGATTGATAACCTGCTGGCTAACTTCGGTCTGCTGAATCGTGCACCGCTTAAACCGCTAGAGGGTGAGCCACAGACGTGGAAGGATTTTGTAGCTGATTTGCAAGCTCGCTATGAGGATAAGAACGAAGATGTTTACCTTGTGCCGTATATCCCCGAAAAGTTCGCTAGTGGTAATGCGGAACACTATACGCGTCTGTCGCTGAATGATTTTAGGGAATTGGTGAAAACGGTTAAGTCTTTGGAGCATATCGGCAAACAGCAGGATAGACTGCTGACGGATAAGAATAGTACGTTTACGGAGCGAAAAGCGGAAATCATGGAGCAGGGCATGAAAACTCCTGCCAAGTATGCGGACAGAGTAGAGGGCGGTATGAAGGACAAGCCGCTGTCTATGAGTGACAAAGTGCCACAGTTCGCCAAGACTAAAGTGTTTGCTTTGGAAAAGGCGGTGCGGTCATTGGGTGAAATGACTGGCATAACCAATTTCCTGCGTACAGAAACAATCCTACGCTGGATGGATAGAGGGGAGGAACAAGGGGCGTTTGTTCGGGCGTTCCTTAATCCCTTGCTTGATGGGCAGGATAATTATAATCGGTGGATTAAGACTGACGCGGAGAAACTAAAGTCTATCATGCAGGCTTTGGGCTTTGATTCTAAGCGTACAAAGGCTATGCGCAATACGCCTGTCTATGTGCCGTTTATGCCTAATCAGTATTGGACGATAGAGGAAATCTTCTGCGCTTTGCTGAACTATGGCAATGAGGGTAACAGGGATAGACTTCGTTATTACTTCATGACAGGCAAGCAGAGGGGCGTAGGGCAAAGAGCACTTTCCCCACAGGAGATTGACGAGATTGACGCTAAGGCTATTCGGATGTTTGAAACGTATCTTGATAAAGACCACTTCAAACTGGCACAGGCTATTTGGGATATGCTGGACGGCTACAAGGAGCGTGTGCAGCAGGATAAGATTGAATGTGAAGGTATTGACCCGCAAATGGTAGAGGGTTCACCGTTCCGTCTGATGAAGGATGGGGAACTTATTGAAATGCGAGGCGGCTATTATCCTATTGCCTATGACCGTGGCAGGGCGTGGTTGGTTCAGTCGCGTGAGGACGCAAGCGAAATGTTCCGCAAGTATAATGCTACCAATGCTATGACCCGCCACGGCTACGACAAGGAACGTGCAGCGCATAACGGCGACCCGCTTTTACTGAACTTTGATGTTATCGCTAACCATATACAGGAAGTCAACTATGGCCTTGCTATGCGTAAGGCGGTTATTGATGTGAGCCGCCTGCTTCGTGACAGGGATATACAGGGCATGATTAGCAATAACTTCGGCGCACAGTATTACAAGGCTATTCATGACTGGCTGAAATATGTTGCATCTCCCCAGCATGAGGAATTGAGCGTACTGGAAAAGGCTATCCGTGCAGGGCGTACCCATATGGCATTGACAAGTTTGGGCTTCCGTCCGATTGTTCTTTTCCGTGATACGCCTGTCAATATCATGACGGCTATTCATCAGATGGGGGCAAACGAATTTAGAAGGGCTGCGCAGGAGCTAATCAGCGACCCCGATAGTTTCCGTGCGCAGGCTGCATTTATCAGTGAGCGTTCAACCATGATGAGGGAGAAAACAACCTTCATGGATACCAATATGGCTGATTTCCGAAATTCCATCTTTGATGATAGCCAGTGGAAAACAAGACTGTCCAAGGCGGCGTTCACCTTTGATATGGTGTCAGATATGATTGTTATGATTCCTGTGTGGAATCATACCTATACCAAGGCACTGCATGAAGGACGGACGGAAAAACAGGCTATACAGATGGCTGATAGCATGGTTCGCCGTATGAGTGTGGATTCCACAAGGATAGGCTCGGTCAAGATTCAGCGGTCTGAATATGGCAAGCTGCTTACTCCGTTCTATTCCTACTTCTCCGGCCTGTTTCAGCGTATTTGGCTAGAACATAAATACGGTCAAATGCAGTTGGCAGACGGCAGAAAGCTTGACGCGGCGTGGACATATATGGCGGCTCTGGGTGGGCTGCTGATACTCCCTGCAATTTGGGACGGCGTAGCTACGGCAGCACTTGAAAATGATGATGAAAAAGACCCGGAAAAGAGCAGCAAGAATTTCCGCAACAGGGCGATTGCGTCAGGGCTTGGCACGTTTACAGGCTTAGTTCCTGTGCTTGGCCCTGCATTGCAGACAGGCATAGACGCGGCGGCAGACCAGTACGCAAGTTACCGATTCAGCCCCATTGAGGGATATATCGAAAGGGCGTTCAAAACTCCGTACAGCGTTTATAGATACCTTGACGGCAAGGAGAAGGACGGTATCAAGGTGACGAGAAATGTGATGGATTCGGCGGCGTTTTTCGCTGGCTATCCAAAACAGTTCAATACCATCTTGACCAACCTGCTCTATGACATTGACGGACAGAGTGAATTTAACCTGCTCGACTTCGTAACGCCGAAAAAGGTTACAAAATAAATTTGTCAAAATATGGCATAAAATAGGGGGTAAATATATGGTATAATAACAACAGTAGTAGAATTGAATAACGGCCTTCGGCGATTGTCGGGGGCTTTTTTGATAGGCGATTAGATTTTTCTAGTCGCTTTTTTCGTGCAAGAAAAAGGGGTGATGAAATGCGAAATCTCTCTGTGATAAAAGGCATGTATAGAGGAAACGGGGTAAATACCCGCTGGGTTATTCCGTTTGAGTACGCAGATAAATCACAGATAGCGGCAGTTCTTACGCTGATAAAGGCAGATGGAACGTATGAATATTCCACTATTCCAAGTGCGGATTTTACCGTTGATGAATCTGCAAAGGTAGTTATTTATCCAAAGACAGGGGCACCAATTTCCAACAGTTATTACATAACGATATACAGAAATACCGATTTGTTGCAATTGGTGGATTTGATGAATCAGGGTGCTGCATGGCCTGACACGATAGAAGCGTCATTTGATAAGCTTCATCAAATAGTGCAAGAGCATAATGAAACGCTATCCAGAACTGTGCGTGTTGATATTGGTGACCCCGTAACGCCTGAACAACGTTATCTTGACATGCAGACTTATGTCAAGGAAACGGCGGCTAGTGCGTCAGCGGCAGCGGCAAGTCAAAGGGCAGCGGCAACATCAGCCAGTCAGGCGGCAGGTAGCCAGCAAGCTGCCGCGGCAAGTGCATCAGCGGCTGCAGCCAGTCAACAGGCAGCGGCAGCAAGTCAGAGCGCAGCGGCAAGTTCCGCTAATTCGGCTTCTGCAAGTCAACAGGCGGCGGCGGCTTCTGCAAATCAAGCGGCGGCAAGTGCTAGACAAACTACTGCGGACGCAAACGCTACAGCTCGTGATTTGACCAGTGTTCAAAACCTATACAGTCAAACGAATGACGCACGCAATCAGGCGCAGACGGCGGCAAGCAGAGCGGCAGCCAGCCAGCAGGCGGCAGAGGACGCGGCGGCAACGGCAACCAGCCAAGCAGGGGCAGTAGGTACTCTGGCAAATCAGGCAGAGAATATCCTTGCAGGCTATGCGGCTTACCAAGTGCCACCGTGGAGTGCAAGTGCAGAATATACTTATCCTGCGGTAGTGTCATATACAGATGGCAATACATACCGTTGCATTGGTCAGCCTGCGCCGGTTGGAGTTCCTCCTGCCAGCAGTCAATCATGGGTACGGATAACTACTCGTGGCGGTGATGATTTCTTTGATATTGATGTCTGGGGCGGCTTAATGCCGGCTGAAAATCCAACGGCAGCTTTTGAGTGGACGCTTGATGATAACGGCGACATAATGCCGAAGGATGCGAGTGATAACACCAGCCGCGAAGCTAAGACGATTGCCGAAGAAGCGCTGGAAGAAGCGCAGGCACTTAGAACAGAAGCGCAAGCCGCTATTAGCAGGGCAGAAACAGCCCTAAATAATATCCCAATGGAACTTGATTCTGACGGGAATGTTACACCTGTAGAGGAGGAAGAAAACAATGGCAACTAGAAACATAGTCCCCCGTGGTGATGGAGAAGGAAGTGTAGGTACTTCAACTAAAAGATGGGGAGATGTCCGCACCAAACAACTGAACGGCGTAGATGCTGCCCCAATGGCAGGACGCAGCAACACTGTGATGATTAAAAGAAGCACGCTCTATACGGTAGGAACAACGGGGACTGTCCCCGGCCTGCCTATTGATTGGATTATGATTTGCACGACGAGCGGCACCACGGCAGATACGGACATTACCCTGCCTGTGACGCTGGTTGACGGCGCAACGATTACGGACGGCGAAGCAGGTACAGCAGTTACCTGGACTCTGCGGCATTTATTGTCCCATGGCATTATGGGCTACCGCCAGCCCAACACCGCCTACGAAGTCGGCAATATCGCATACCACAGCGCATTACCTACGGGCTGGTACTTAGAGTGTACTACGGCAGGTACGACGGGTAGCGGTGAGCTGACGATTAGCACGACAATCGGCGCAAGTGTTACTGATGGTTCGGTAACGTGGCGTATATGCAACGTCAATGCCAATACGAATTATCAAAAAATCGCAATGGCACGCCACACCCGTACGACTTTCACGCTTGCTAATCTTATTAGCGCAGTAGCAGACCAAAACCTTGCTAAGTATGGTATCAAGGTGGGTGATTACTATACAGGCGCAAGTGGCTATACATACGTTGTGGCAGGGCTGAATCCGCTGAAAGGTACGACGCACTATACAATAACGAACAATCATTGCGGCCTTATTGTATGCACTCATACCACTCATGCGTGGAACGCTAGCGGTAACACTAGCACCGGCGCAGATAATCGCGGTGCTGGCTATGCCAACAGTGACCTGCATTACTATTTGGTCAACACAGTGCTGCCTAAAGTCAAAAGCGACTTAGGAGAAAGCCATCTGTATGCCCATCAAAAGTTGTTAAGCAATGCGGTAAATACGACATGGTACAATCGCTTTGGTACTAATACAGGCGGTACTTCGGGGTGGAGTTGGTACAGTAACCAGTACATTTCCGCACTTACAGAACATCAAGTTTACGGCGGCATTGCATGGAGTTCATCAGGGCATGATACAGGTGAGGCTGACCAACAGCTTGAAGTGTTCAAGGAATTTAAGCACACGGATATTTTCGGCAATGAGTATGTATGGCTGAGAGATGTGGCGTCCGCTTCTTATGCGTGCCGTGCGACCGATGGCGGTTTTGCGGACTATACCACGGCCTCGTTTGCGGCTTATGTCGCCGCGCTTATAGCTTTCCATTGATATATTGGCGATTGGTGGGGGCTTGTCCCCCACCATAGAGGGGGTGGAGGAGGTGGAACGTGAGCGTACCTAAAAGCAGACGTAATGAATCCAAGATAGAGTTTGACGCGACATATTTTAAGGTAATGAAAGACGCGGTAGAATTGACAGCCAATCATTTTGGTGCAAGTGAAAACACATACATCAATAACAAGCTGTATACTGACATAACGTGTAAATCTATCCTTGAATGTGCGGAAAATCTATTAGTAAAAATAAGGATAGCCAACAGCATATATCCGCAAAGCTATGAAGAATACATACGGCGCAGAATGTATCAAGATGAAGCCATAGGGATATGTTTTGCTATCCTTACCAAATATCAGATAGCCATGCAAATGCTTGATATAGGCGAACAAAAATTTCCCGAAGTCATAGACAACTTAGAACACGAAATTAGTTCCATCAAGAAATGGACAGGAATTTAAGCTAGAAACCACCGTCCACTCTAACACAGGTTACTATACATTTACATAAGGAGGAGTAAACTATGGACAAAACGTACAATCTCACCATTGAAGCAAAAAACACCACCTACACGGTGGACAATCTCACAATGAATGGAAACAACTACGTCAGTGACAGCGAAACTGACACGTCTGGTTGGCCTAGTGTTTTCAAGTTGACTGCCAAGGATAACGAAGGCAACGTAACCGAGACCATTGAAAACGCAAAACTCGTTCAGCAACACAAAAGCTGGATTGACGGCCAGTATTACCTTGCGTTTGCCGCTGTCAAACCACAGGAAGTTCAGTTATCCAATATACAGTCCAGCCTTTCATATATCGCTATGATGGCTGACGTTGATATTGACGTATAAGGAGGAAACCGATATGGAACACAGCAAGCATTATGAAGAAGTCTTGTACTGGTACAAAAACGGCTATTGGAGCATTAAGAAAGTATGGAATGCCGTAGGCCGCTGGATAACCGCTGACGAATACAAAGAGATTACAGGGCAGGATTACCCCGATGTAATGCCGGAATGAAAAAGCTAATCGCAGGACTAACGGCAGGGCTGGTGCTGGCCTTGCCGTTATCTGCAAGCGCAGGCACGATTGAGAAGGATAAGGCCGAGCATTTCGGTGCAGGTGTAGCGATTGACGCAGCAGAAGCGGTCATCTTCCCAAAGTGGACACCGTTTGAACGCTTTCTCGGCGTGGCGGCAATCGCTGGGGCTAAAGAGTGGTATGACCACAATCATAGCGACCGTCACACAGCAGACTGGAAGGATTTTGCCGCAACGTGTCTAGGCGGTATTACCGGTGAAGGGTGTATATGGCTGATTCATAAAACATGGTGAACCTCGCAAAATCTACAAGCGTAAAATGCTGATTTGACGGGGTGGCAAACGTGTAACCTCGCAAATTAACTGCGGAACCTCGCAAAAAAGGAGTGGTGAAAATGAATTTTGGTGAAGCTATTCAAGCAATGAAAGACGGAAAGCGCGTATGTCGCAAGGGGTGGGAAACAGTATGGCTGGCTATTAACAACTTGGAATATGGCCGTCCATCTTTTATGGGCATCCATGGACACCTACCCAATCTGAAATGATGGCAGAAGATTGGGAAATAAAAGCCGAACCGCCAAAAGCCAACAATGACAGGAACGGGCTACTGTATCTCTCGTTGTTGATGTTTTTCTTTGCGCTGACAAATCGCAATGAGGATTCATGAGGGGGCGGTGACAATGAGCACAGACGAAAAAATTATGGACAAACTATCGGAAATATCAGAACGACTTGTGAGGGTAGAAACATTGCTTGACAAAATCACGGACGATAACAAGGCGATAAAGGAAAAGCTGAATAACCATGAAGGGCGGTTGCAGGACTTGGAGCAGCACAAATCCACGGTTATCAGCGCGAAGGATATTTTCACATGGGCGGTCATGGCGGCAATTGCTCTATGGGGGGTGCTGAAATGACATGGGACACTAACAGAATCATAAGCTTAGGACTTGTCGTGATGGGGGTAATCTCTGTGTGCGGCTGGCTGGCTATTTCTTGGAAAACAGGTACGTCAACAGGCACAGAAATTCCCATCGGCATTATCAGTGGCCTTGTCGGCGTTCTGACTGGCAAGGGAATGGCAGAGAGGGCACAGCAGAGCAAGACGGCTGAAACTCTGGGCAAGGTGGCAAGCACCGCAGGGGAGGCGCAGAAAATTGTTGAATCTGTTGAATCCATCAAAGACATTATCAAGAAATGATTTGATAGCAAGAGGTTTTCAACCCGGCGCGAAGTCTCCTGATTTCACGCTATGGTGGAATGAAGATGATGATTGTATAGTGTCATGGGGGGCGACCCCACAAGATAGCACCCAAGATGTGAATAAGAAGGAGGACGATTAACATGACATACGGTGTGGACGTATCAGAGAACAATGGTCGCGTTGACTGGCAGGCTGTAGCAGACGCAGGGCAGAAGTTTGCTATCGTACGCAGTAGCTATGGACGATACAGCAAAGACGAGGATTTCTTGCGTAACGTGGACGGCGCACATTCGGCAGGGTTGCAGTGTGGGGCGTATCACTATAGCTATGCTCTCAATCCGGAGCAGGCAAGACAGGAGGCACGCAGCTGTAAGCAGATTATTGAGGAGGCTGGCGTGCTCTTGGAGCTGCCTGTATTCTTCGACATGGAGGACGCTGACGGCTACAAGAGCAAGCATGGTTTTGACTTCTCCGGGGAAAATGTGACGGCTATCTGCAAGGCGTTCTTGGAGGAAATCAAACCGCTGGATTGTGGCGTGTATGCTTCGCTCTCGTGGCTCGAAGATTATATCGACTGGCAGGGCTTAGGCTGTGCAGTGTGGAATGCGCAGTGGGGCAAGCAGGACGATTTGAAAGGGTATATGTGGCAGTACACAGATTCGTTGAATATCGGCGGTAAGCAGTTTGATGGCAATATTCTGTACATTGATTTGTAAAAGTTAATATGTGCACGGCTTTAGGAGTAAGGCCGTGCCTTTTTTATTTGCAAAGGAGCTTTGTAACATGAATCAGAAATCGAAGGACGCACGGTTGCAGTTAAAACGAGCTACACGGAGAGAGTTTGAGAGATTGATTTATGAGGCTATGCTTACGCCAATGCAAGAACACATCATCAGACTGCATATTGTCAATGACGTTTCAGTGTCGATTATCGCTATGCGAATGGCGCTATCTGAAACTACAGTACGGAATCAGTTGGCAGCAATCTATGAAAAGGTGGCGAAAATATAGCTTTTTCTTGGCGAATTTGTGATGAAATATTTGCAACAATATAGGGGAAGGGAGGTGCTGGCGGTGTTCGTTAAGTATAACCCTAACCCTTTGAGCAAACGGGCAGGGGACTGTGTTATAAGGGCGGTCACTAAGGTGATGGATATTGATTGGGATAAGGCGTACTTGGGCATTGTCATGAAAGGCTATGCCTTAAAAGACATGCCTTCAATCAATCATGTGTGGGGACAGTTCCTAAAAGAGAACGGCTTTTCCCGTCATGCAATACCTGACTCATGCCCGGATTGTAGAAGGAGGAAGAAGCATGGCAGGACAATGGGGAAACTACGCAGGAGGAGCCGGTTACTCCCCCAACGCGGCGCAGGGCGCGGCAAACGGCGTAATGACCGTGTTCATCAATGGAGAGGCAGGAGCTACGTCTTACCCGGTAGCGGCTGGCAACACGGTTAATCTCGTGGATTTGGACGGCGGCAAGATGTGGTTTAAGTCTACGGATGTAAACGGTATGCCTTGTCCTATGCGAACCTTTGAGATAAAAGAAGTCACGCCGCAGCCTGTTAATGGCGATATGGTTTCTCGTAAAGAGTTCGATAATCTCAGCCAGCAGTTGCAGAATATGCAACAACTGTTAATGAAAGTTTCGCAATATTGCAAATAGCTTCAGCGGCATGAAGATGTAATCAACACTTGCGCAAGGTTGATATAAATTCACTCTATATGAAAGGTGGTTTTACTTATGGCACTTGAAAATGGTGGCGGCATGAGTCCTGCCGATATGGCAGCAGTCATGGGGAACAACAACGGTAACGGTTGGGGCTTCGGAAATGACAATGGTGCATGGTGGATTATTATTCTGTTCCTGTTTGCTATGATGGGGAACGGCAACTGGGGCGGCGGTGGCTATGGCGGCGGTATGGGCGCAGTTCCGTATATCGGCGCAACGGCTGATGTGCAGCGTGGCTTTGACCAGTCCGCAACCATCAATGCTATTAGCAACCTGTCTACGCAGGTAGGCAACGGGTTTGCTGACGCTGCGGTTGCTCGTTGCCAGGGCAATGCAGGTATCACGGCGGCTGTAACGAATAGCCAGTTCGGTGTGACGCAGGCTATTGGCGGTGCAAAAGATACACTTGCTTTAGGGCTGAATCAGCTTGCTATGGCTAACCAGCAAGGCTTTAACGACAATCGCGCAGGTCAGGCCGACCTCAAATACACCATTGCTACTGAGGCTTGTGCTGACCGGCAGGCAGTTAATGACGGCATCCGTGACCTCATGGCACAGAGTACAAACAATACCAATGCTATCGTGCAGTCGCAGACACAGGGTATTCAGCACATCATGGATAAGCTCTGCCAGCTTGAATTGGACGGCGTTAAACGCGAAAATGACCAGCTCCGCACCGCACTCAATATGGCGAACTTGGCAGCAAGTCAGACGACACAAACGGCGCAGATTCTGCAAGGGCAGAACGCACAGGCACAGTATGTAGTTGGCCAGTGCTGCCCGAAACCGGTACCGGCGTATACAGTGCCTAATCCGAATTGCGGTTGTGGCAGCTATGGCACTTGCGGTGCATGAGGGAGGTGTCTCTCATGGCAGAATATACAGCAGTAGCAAGTCAGATTATCCAGCCTAACGGTTATGTCATCTTCACGGCGGCACCTGTCCCTTGTACAAAAGGTTTTGTAGTTCCCCGACTCGGCTCTGGATTGTTCCAGTTATCCGGGCTTGGCGTTCCTCGTACTTGCGGTTGCGGTTGCAATCGTCGGGTACTTGGCGTGAACTATGATGTTGATTTTGGCGCAAACGTGGCTATCCCAACAGGTGGCACGGTAGAACCAATCTCGTTGGCTATCTCTCTCGGTGGCACGGCTATCCCATCTTCGATAATGACAGTCACGCCAACAGCAGCAGGAGAGTTCTTCAATATCTCCCGTGACATTACGGCGCAGATTGTCGCTGGGTGCTGCCAGAATGTAGCGGTGCAGAATCTTAGCACCGTGCCTATTGAAATGGTGGACGCGTCAATCAACTTTGACCGTGAAGGTGTTTCCGTACTGGGGGTGATGTGATGGAAAAGCAGACAATGAGTAAGCTCGAAATGGAGCTTTGCGATATTTTACAGGACTACGCGCAGAAGGGCATCAAGTCGGCATCTGATGTGGAGACAGTCAAACATGCGCTGTCCGGCATTAGCAAGCTGAAAATCATTGAGGAAATGGATAAGTACAACGAGGAGCACTCGAACCGTTCGTATCGTTCCTACGATGGTGACGGCAGTTATCGCCATGGTTACTCTCACGCAATGGGGCAGTATGACGGTGACGGCGGCAGTTATCGTCGTGGGCGTTCTCATGATGGTTATGACGGTGGCCGCAGCGGTCACGGCATGAGGGAACGTTTAGAGCAGATGATGGAAGAAGCAGGCTCGGAACGTGAGCGCAGGGCAATTCAAGAAGCTTTGCAGAAGATGTAAATGCGGGGAGTCGGTGATTAACCGGCTCCTTTTTTGACCCCATTTTGACCGCAGGAAAATAGCTAAAAATATATGAGTTTGAAAAGAGAGTGAAAAATAATCAAAGAATTATATTGACTTCTAAGCGAATTCGCTATATAATTAACATCAACAGGAGGTGAACTCAAAGTGAAATCTAATGTGAAGAAAGAAATGGTATCTTTAAGGATTCCACAACCGCTTAACAAGCAGCTCACAGAGTACCTTGCCCCCAAGGGCATCACCAAAAACGCCTTCATCCTAGGATTGATTAACAAGGAGCTGGAGAGGGCTGGTCGCTTGAAGAAGCGGCAGAGCAGTTCCAAACAAGCCGCCACACGCTACTAAATATAGAGTTGGGACGGCAGGACGCGCCAAAGTGGCTAGTTCGCAAGATGTCGGACTTATGGAAAATCCCTAAAACGGAGGTGAGCTGAAATGCTGTACGACTTAGATGTAAGGGATTGGCAGATTGACCCGCCGGATGAACCGGAAGAACAGGAAGAAGAACTTGACGAATACGGCCAGCCTGTAACGGTTTGCCCGTGGGAAATGGAGTGGTGAGAATGACATTTAGGGAACGCAGAGCCGCAGAAGTTAAGCGGCAGCAGAAACGCAACAAAAAAGACCTGCTTCGGGTAGCAGGTTACATTGTGACATTGATTCTATGGGCATTGTGCCTTGCAGGATTCGTGGATTTTGCAGCAGGAGGTTGAATTGGGTGTATTGGTTACTTGGGTTGATTGTCAAAGGGCTGGTGATTCTATGTAATTTAAAATGACCGCTAAGCATCGCAACTGCTTAGCGGTCGGGGAAGGACAATCTCAATATATCCCTAAGTCGTCTTTAGTATAGCACAGTTTGGAGGTGCTGACAATGTATGACGCTTTTAATATTCCAGTGACTTACGATACTGCGCCGGAAGCGATAAAGAAAATCATAGATAAGCACGAGGATAACTATCAGCCATTGCTCACAATGACCTGCGTTTCTTGGGAAGGCGCAGGTGTTGGGGCGATTGAGTCGAGCCGTTACATTATGTTATTCAACGCGCAGAATTGTGGCTTCAACGTGTGCGAAGTTTGGCTCAATCATAACGATACTGTTCGCAATGAGTCAGAGGTTTTCATCGCTTCGGATGAGGCAGATGTGTTCGCGGATTTATTAAACAGGAGGTCGCCTAATGGAAACTATGAATGAAATTGCACAGCGTTATAACGCTATAACGGTGTTGGCTGATGATGATACAATCCCGCAGGAAGAAGTCAATAAAGCCTTGATTGAGGTCATGGAGGACGTAAAGACCAAAGGCGAGAACGGCATTCGTTACCTCAATGAAGTGCAGGAAGCAATCGACAAAGCCAAGGAAAATAAAAAGAAGCTGGATAACTTCATCAAGGCAATGGAGAACCGTAAAAAGCGTGTAGAAAAAGCCTATATCTTCGCTATGAATAACATGAACATCAAGTCGATTCTGACGGGCTGGGGCGAGATGAAGGTCAAGAAAAATCCTCCAGCAGTAATCATCGATGATGAAGCGAAAATCCCTGCTGAATATACCAACACAAAGATAACGGTAACACCGGATAAGACAAAGATTAAGGCGGCTATCAACGCAGGGAAAACTATTGAGGGCTGCCGATTAGAGCAGGCGGTAAGTCTTAGCTATTGAGGAGGTGAGAACATGAGTACAGCGATTCTTGTATATGGCGAATCGGGACAAGGGAAAACGACTAGTCTTCGAACGCTAGACCCGGAACGTACTTTCATTGTGGATGCAGACAGAAAAGGACTTTCGTGGAAGGGTTGGCGCAAACAATACAACGGCACTAAGCAGAACTACACACAGACTTCCAAGGTGTCTGTTATTGAAAATATCTACCACAAAATGCAGGGCGAATGGGCTGATAAATTCGATACTCTTGTTATTGATGGCCTATCAACTATTATGGTGGATGATGAAATGGCAAGGGCGAAGGAGCGTGGCTTTGATAAGTTCGTTGACCTTGCGCAATGCGTCTGGAATGTGGTATCTGATGCGCACCTTTTGAGGGATAATCTGACGGTAGTATTTATCGCTCATTCAGTGACTGAACGTGATGAAAATCATGTTTGGACTCACGTAAAAACAGGCGGCAGAAAGCTCGATAAAATTGTTCTGGAAAGCAAATTTACTACAGTGCTTTGGGCAAAGTGTATTGATGGCAAATATGTATTTCAAACACAGTCTGACCATAGCACGGTAAAAAGCCCTATGGGATGCTTTGAAGAAAAGGATATACCAAACGATATGAAGATGGTTATTGACACGCTGAAAGCGTATGAAACGGAGGAATAAACAATGATGGATATGATTAACGGATTCAATGAAGCACAGGCAATTATGGGCGGCGGTAGTCAGCAGTTACCAGCAGGCGTTTATGTCGGCAAGGTAGTTAATGTGAAGCTGGGCAATTCTAAAGCGGGAGACGAAATGTTGACGCTGGCAATGGACATTGCGGAAGGCGATTACAAAGACTTCTACCGCAAGCAGTTTGACCGTAAAGCACAGTACAAGAAGGAAGGTGAGGAAGTCAAATGGCCTTGTCAGTATTACCAGCTGACACGCAAGGATGAACAGACTATTGGCCGGTTCAAAGGTATGCTTACCTGCTTTGAAATGAGCAATGACGGCTATCACTGGAACTGGGAAGAAACGTCCCTGCGTGGCAAAATGTGCGGCGTAATTATGCGCGAAGAAGAATATATCGGCAATGATAACAAGCCGCATACGACCACCCGTTGCTATGCGATTATCCCTATCAGTGAAATGAATAATGCAACGGTGCCGGAAAAGAAATGCGTTGAGCAGAAACCGCCAGTAGCAGGTGGTGGGTACAATGGTTCGTTCAATGACTGCGAGATTCCGTTCTAGGAGGACAATATGCTAAATCTTTCTAAAAGCCGATATGATGAAAATTGGATTAGAAACGAAATAGGAAAAGTCCAAGCCGCATTAAACATAAAACGTATGCCGAGTAGAAGTGAAATGAATATGATTACAAAGGCAACAAGTCTCACTAATGTAGTAATGCGTACTGGTGGTTTTCGGTATTGGGCGAATAAGCTGAACCTTGATATAAAAGGTTCAGAATCAGAACTAGGGTATACGTACGAAAAAGTAGCTCAAAAACATATTGAGGATATGGGATACAAGGCAGAACTTACACCTGTAAAATTCCCTTATGATATTTTGGTAAATGGTGTTACTAAGATTGATGTTAAGGCAGGGAATAAATATTGTTGTCCTACTGGTACATCATGGTACACGTTCAACATCTATTCCCCTTATCCAAAATGTGATTTTCTAATTGTTTATTGCCTTGATGATAATGCGGTAAAAGCAACATATGTTATTCCTGCCCATGTCATGTTAGGACATAGACAGTTGTCAATGGGTAAAGATACCAAATATCAGAAATATGCTGATAGATGGGATTTAATTCCTAAGCACGTTGAAGCAATGAAAGCGTGTTTGTAATGGTTAAGCAATTAGACTTTCGTCTATTGTCTCCAGCGGCACGGGAAGAAATATTCCGTGTCGCTGGGATAACAGACGAGGATAGAGAGTGGTTACGGGCGCGTAGCAGTCCCGTAGGGGTGCTTGAATTAGAGGATACATATAAAGTATCACGTGCCCAAAAAAAGAAAGCCTATGCCCTGTTACAGGCAATATGCAGGTGGTCAGGGTACACGCCACTAGAGACCGAAAAGACCTTGACAAAGCAAATGTTTCTTGGTTCACAGTTCCCTACACTGGCAGATACCTTTTCCTTAGCAGATTGCAGTAGAGACTTGGCAAGGCTCTACATAACCTACTTGATTGACTTCTGTTTACTGCATGATATTCCATGCGGTGAGCCGCTATACAAGCTATGTGAGGATATTCCCAAGTATGTCTACATGGCGGCGGTGCACAAGCGGTGCGCGGTGTGTGGCAAAAAAGCAGAAATTCATCATGTGGATGCCGTGGGTGCGGGAAGGAACAGAAAAGAGATATGCCATATAGGCATGAGGATGCTTCCCCTATGCAGAGAGCACCATACGGCTATACATAAGATAGGTAAGACAGATTTTCTCAACAGGTACATCTTAGAACCTGTAAAGGTCGATGAGAGAATAGCAGATGTTTATAAATTGAGATGAGAGGTTGTTATGAACTACATAGACCAGTTAAACGCCTTCGGCGCGAAGTCTGCGGGAGTATTAAGCCCCGGTGCAACAGCTTTATATGTTCGTTTGTTTCTATTGAACAATCAACATCACTGGGCAGAATACTTTCCGGCATCGCTCTCTTTGTTACAAGCATTAACAAAGACAGGAAGCATAAACACTATTAGGACATGGCAAGCAGAGCTTGAATCTCTTGGCTTTGTAGAGTGTAGAAAAGGCGGACATAAAAAACCAAACCTTTACAAACTCCATAAATTATATGTATCAATGAGTGATATAAAAACTGACACAAAAGTTGATACAAAAACTGATATAAAAACTGATATAAAAACTGATAGCATTAAAGAAGAAGAGGTAAAAGAAGATAAAAAGAAGAGTGTTTCGCACTCTAAGAAAACCGCGCCCTCAAAAATCAAGTATGCTGAAGCTGTATCCATGACCAATGACGAGTATTCGTCACTCATGGAAAAGCTGGGGAGTGAGCAGGCAGTAACTTGGTGTATCGAAAAGCTGAACAACTACAAGCTGTCTTCTGGCAAGAAGTACAAGAGCGACTACAGGGCTATTCTGAACTGGGTAATCGGGGAGTATGAGAAGCAGGGCAGGCCGTGTGACGGGGGAGCAATATCGGCTTCACACTCAACGTCCTCTTACGCTGATTTCCTTGCGGAGCAGAAACGGCGCAGGTTGGAGCAGGAGGAACGAGACAAGAGAATAGCGGCACTAGCGAGAGGGCAGGATAATGGCTAAGCTGGACGATTTGAAAAACGTTGAGGCCGAGGAAGAGGTCTTGAACGCCATTATGTCAAAGCCTAGCAAGCTGCATGATGTGAGCCGGATAATCAAAGCGGCTGACTTCTACCGCGAGACTCACAGGCTGATATACACGGCAATGGCAGGGATGATACTAGCCAATGAACCGCTGGACATGGTGACTCTGACGGAGAAACTCCGGCGTGAGGGAAATCTGGACAGGGTAGGCGGTGTAAGCGCAATTACACGCATTGGACAGTATAGCTTCGTGGCTGATGTGCAAGCACAAGCGAAGATTATCGCTGAATATGCAAGGCGTAGGCGGCTTATCGAAACGGCGAGAAACCTTGAAGCTATGGCGGCAGATTTTCAGCAGGACGCAGATCAGCTTGCTTACCAGTTCGCCAGTGACCTTTCAGGAATGACGGCAGCGGCTGATGAGAACACCAAAACGGCCAAGGATAGCGTGATGGATTTAGTGGCACTCATAGACCAAAGGGCAAAGCGGCAGGGGGAACTGCTTAACACCGGACTGGCTGATCTTGACGAATACTTAACGGGCTTTGAGGCAGGGCAGCTTATAGTCATTGCTGGCAGGCCGGGGCATGGCAAGACGGCCTTGGCAGGAACGATAGCAATCAACATGGCAAAGCGCGGCAAGAAAATCCTGATGTTCTCGATGGAGATGGGTCAAGAGGAGCTATTGGGGCGGTTTGTGTCAAGGCTTGGCAATATTCCGGGGCAGAAACTAAAAAAGCCTAACGACATGACCGAGGAAGACTGGAACAGCTATTATCAAGGCTTGGATGCCGTAGGGAAATTGCCGATAGCGATTAATGCCCAAGGGAATCTGACTCCTGCTGAAGTGGCAAATATAGCTACACGGTGGAAGGGAAAAGATGGTCTTGATGTGATTATGATTGACTACTTGCAGCTTATGTCCAGCGGTATCAGGTCAGACAATCGCGTGCATGAAATAAGCTATATCACACGAGCGTTGAAGAATTTGGCGGTATCGCTCAAAGTGCCAATCATCCTTCTTAGTCAGTTAAGCAGGGCAAACGACAAAGAAAACCGTGCCCCAAAACTTACAGACTTACGGGATAGCGGAAGCATTGAACAAGATGCCAATACGGTGCTGCTGATTCATCGTGAAAGTTCGTTGAGTGCAGATAAGAAAATTGTGGAGTTGACAAACAAAACGTATATCAACGTAGCAAAACAGCGCGATGGTACATGTGGTACAGTGTTGGCAACATTTATTCCGAGTTTGGGATATTTTGCAAATTATGTGGACGAACAAAATGTCCCGTATTGAGGTGAGAAGTTATGAGACAAATACAGGCATCCAATACAGAATTACCAAATGCGCCGTAAAGCCCCTGCCTTTAGGTATGGGGATATAAGGCGCGTCCGCCGAATTTGCGTAAGCAATTGAAGGTGGACAATCTAGCTAGTTGCTTCTACCTTTGCCCTGTAAGGCATGATATAATCTTGTTGAGGAGGTGAGACAATGGTCAAGACGTTCAAATTCAAGCTGTTTCATGCAAAACGAAACAAAAAGCTGCATCGGCAAATCAATGCTGCTGGCATGGCGTATAACCATTGCATCGCTCTCCGCAAGCGGTACTGGAAGCTCTACCACAAGTCGCTGAATCTCTATGCCCTGCAAAAGCACTTAACGAAGCTGAAGAAAATTCCACGCTTTGCGTATCTAAAGGAAATAGGTTCTCAGGCGTTGCAGGACATAACACAGAGAATCGACAAGGGGTATAAGCTGTTTTGGGGCAATCTCAAACGCAAGTGCAAGACTGCTCCTCCTGGATTCCGCAAGGTCAGCAAGTACAAGTCCTATACACTGAAGCAAGCGGGCTGGAAGCTGGATGAAGAGCACGGTACAGTCTATATCGCAAAGCAGAAGTATCGTTATGCCAAAAGCCGTAACATCGAGGGCAGGGTCAAGACCCTGACAGTCAAGCGAGATGCTTTGGGAGATATCTACATCTATTTCGTCTGCGAGCTGCCAGATATCGAGGTCGAAGCACGTACAGGTAAAAGCGTCGGTTTCGACTTCGGCTTCAAGGGAAAGATGCTCGTAGCTGAAAATCCAGGAGAAGATATCCCTGCGCCATCGTTCTTCCGAAAAGGCAAGAGTGCCATAGCCAGTGCCAGCCACAAGCTATCCAGCAAGCGTATGCGTTCAAGCAATAGACGCAAGGCAAGACTTGAACTTGCGCGGCTCCATCGCAGGACTGCAAATCAGCGTAATGCCTACCATTGGAGCCTTGCCAAGGAACTCTGCAAGAAATATTCCGTCATCTGCCTTGAAGACCTGTCCATGAAGTTCATGCAGGCGAGGCATGGCAAAAAGGTAATGGACTATGGATTTGCAGAGTTCCAGAGCATACTGGAATATGTTGGTAAACAAGTCGGCACAACCGTTGTGAAGGTGGACAGGTTCTTTCCATCCAGCCAGCTCTGTCCAGACTGCGGCTGTCAGAATCCAGAGATAAAAGACCTGCGAATTCGTGATTGGATATGTCCCTCATGTGGAGAACACCACGACCGCGACCGAACAGCGGCGTTAAATATTCATCGTGAAGGTCTGCGTATTCTCGCAGCATCTTGAAGGAAAAATATCTGGGCAGGGCATTGTCCAGCAATAGGAGCCTTTGTCAGACTATCGCGAGATAGCAAGAGGTGTTAGTCACTTTGGAATCCCCTGGCTTCAGCCATGGGGAGGATGTCAAAAGGCGATAACAAGACAAAGAAAGGCGTGTTAAAAGGGAGTGGATATTTTGGAAAGCATGAATAAATTCAAGGCAAAAGCAATGCAGGAAACTGAGCGA